TAATAATGCCCTCTCCTCGTTTAATAGATCATATTCATCATGACAATATGATCTCTGAATTTTTATTTGATCCAAGTGATATCAATACAAATGAAATAATTAATTATTTTGAAGTATTAGTTCAATCCGAGGGTTTTATATTTCCAAGAGATACAATAAGTACTAAAGACACTCAAATGTTTTTGAATGAAACCCTCTCTATGGGTTCGGAATTGGGTGTAAATGAAGCGACAATGGCGGTAACGCAATCAATATACTATAAATGGCATGAACTTTCGGGAATTGCTTTAAAAAATTACACGGAAAAGTATGAAATATTAAAAACTAGAAATTTTGAACATAAATTTGGTAAAATACAACGAACTAAACCTAGTGAAGGGTTCCATGTATGGCACTCTGATCACACTTCTTCAACCCCTTATCGTCAATTAGTTACATTGTTATACCTAAATGATGATTTTGAAGGTGGAGAAACAGAATTTTTATATCAAAGCGTAAGGATTAAGCCTCAAGCAGGTAAATTTGTGATTTTTCCTCCATTTTGGTCTCATACTCATCGAGGAAACCCTCCAATTGGTGGTACAAAGTACATAATTACCTCTTGGGCAGATACATTTCCCCATCCAGTAGCAACGGCATAGAAAAACTTCGGAAGAATAGGTATAAATAAAGGGAGATAATACTAAATATACCATTTAGATGGCAGTCCAACGCACATCACAATCATTTAAAGATATAAGTCTATCTTTCAAACCACATCCAGTGACGAAAGATCTTCCAATCTTGAAGAATGAACGTGCAATAGTGCGGTCTGTTAGAAATTTAGTAGAAACAATTCCCACAGAAAGGTTCTTTAACTCAAATTTAGGAACTGATATACGTGCAAGTCTCTTTGAAAACTTCTATCCAACCCTAACTAAGGTAATAGAGGATCAAATTAATGAGACTGTTATGATATATGAACCTAGAGTTGAGAATTTAACGGCACAAGTAGACGAATACATCGATTCAAACGCTTTTAATGTAACAATAGTGTTTGATATTAGAGGTTTACCTGTACCTACACAACAATTTTCCTTTCTTTTAGAACCTACAAGATAATAATATGCCTTTTACTCAGTTTACAAGTTTAGATTTTGATGAAATTAAGGCTCAAATACGGTCTTATCTTCGGGCGAATAGCAATTTTAGTGATTTTGACTTTGAGGGATCTAACTTCTCAGTTTTAATTGACACTTTAGCATATAATACCTACATTAACTCGTTTAATGCAAACTTAGTTGCGAATGAATCTTTCTTAGATTCTGCAAATATTAGAGAAAATGTTGTTTCTCTTGCAAGAAACATTGGTTATGTACCCCGTTCAAAATCCTCTGCAGAGGCATCAATTTACTTTGATGTACAAACTGATTCAACTGAACCAATACTGTACTTAAAACCAGGTTTAGTGTGTGTAGGAGCTGCAAATAACACTACATATAGGTTCTCAGTATCTCAACCACTACATGCTGCCATTAAAAATGGTGTTGCATCATTTGGAACTGCCGAATCTCCTGTTAGTGTTTTTCAAGGAACAGTACTAGAAGTACAATTCCTAGCAAATAATAGTATAGATCAAAGATTTTTACTACAAAACCCTAATATTGACGCATCTAGCATTAAAGTATTTGTATCTGGAAGTGCTGAAGATGGTATAGGTAGAGAATATGCCATGATTGATAATATTTTGAATATTAATAAAAATTCGGAAGTATTCTTCATACAGGAAGTTCAAGATGAAAAGTATGAAATATTATTTGGTGATGGTTACTTTGGTAGAAAATTAGATAATAATTCAATCATAACAGTAAGATATATTGTTACTGATGGTGCAGAAAGTAATGGTGCATCAGCATTTAGTTTCCAAGGAGTATTTACTGGAAAGGATCCGAATACTGCTGTAAATCCAGCAACTGTAATTCCTACTGCTGGTATTACAATAAACACTGTTAATGGTGCTACTAATGGTGCTGATATGGAGAATGTTAACTCCATTAAGTACTTTGCCCCTAGACTATATTCTGCTCAATACAGGGCGGTTACACCAAGGGATTATGAGGCAATTATACAGTCAATTTATCCTAGAACAGAGTCAGTTGCTGTTATTGGTGGTGAAGAGTTAGATCCACCTCAATATGGTAAGGTTCAAATTAGTATTAAACCTAAAAATGGAACTTATGTTTCTGATTTTGATAAGCAGCAAATCAAAAACAAATTAAAAAGTTATGCAATTGCAGGAATTAATTCTGAGATTATAGATCTTAAGATATTGTATGTTGAAATTGATTCGACAATTTATTATAACACTACTCAAGTTTCAAACGCTAATAACTTACAATCAAAAATTTTAGGTGCTCTAAGAGATTATTCCAATACCGTAGACATTAATAAATTTGGTGGTAGGTTTAAGTATAGTAAAATATTACAACTAATCGATAGAGTTGATACTTCAATTACTTCTAACATTACAAAATTAAAGATTAGAAGAGATATGAAGGTGTTGAAAAATCAATTTGCTCAATACGAATTATGTTTTGGTAACAGATTCCATATAAATCCTGAAGGATTTAATATAAAGAGTACTGGATTTACCTTAAGTGGATCAAGTGACACTGTATTCATAACAGACGTTCCCAATAAAAAGGTGGATGGTAGTTTAGATGGTAGTGGAAAGGGTGTTTTGAGTGTTATTGCACGAAATCAAAAAGAAGAATTAAAGGTTGTTGCAAAATCGGCAGGAACCGTAGATTACATTAAAGGTGAAATTATCTTAAATACATTGAATATTACTTCAACTGCATCAAATAACGATCTTATAGAGATACAGGCATTCCCAGACTCGAATGATGTAGTTGGATTGAAGGATTTATATCTCAGTTTTGACGTTTCTAATAGTAAGATAAATATGGTTAAGGATGTAATTGCTTCTGGTGAAGATGTATCAGGAGTCGTATTTACAAGAGATTATTACACATCAAGTTACTCAAACGGAGACCTAGAGAGAAAATAAATGAGCATAGGCATCGATAAAAGAGTTCAGGTTAATAGAATAGTCGAAAGTCAGTTACCTGAATTTGTAAGGTCGGATTTTCCTCTTGCTGTTGATTTTTTAAAGCAATATTATCTTTCGCAGGAATTTCAGGGTGGTACAACTGATTTAATTGATAATTTAGATCAGTATTTAAAGGTTGATAACCTAGTTCCTGAAGTTGTTCATGGAACTACTACGTTATCTTCTGCTGTTTCTACATCAGATACAACTATTACTGTTGCATCAACTAAAGGTTTTCCTGATACCTATGGTCTTTTAAAGATTGGTAGTGAAATTATAACATATACAGCTAAAACAACCACTACTTTTACAGGTTGTCTTCGTGGTTTTAGTGGAGTAAGTGGATTTGAAGTTGGAATATCAACATCTTTAGACAATGTCAATAGAGAAGGTTTAATATTTGAGAGTACAAAAGCAGAATCTCACGCTGCAAATGCAACTGTTACTAACTTAAGTGTATTATTCATACAAGAATTTTACAGAAAGTTAAAGAAAACATTCTTACCTGGTTTAGAAGATAACGATTTTGCCAAAGATCTTGATGTTGGTAACTTCATAAAACATGCTAGATCTTTTTATCAGTCAAAAGGTATTGAAGAATCCATCAGAATCCTATTAAAGGTTCTATTTGGAGAAGAATCTATAATATTAGATTTAGAAGAGCGTTTATTTAAACCTTCTAGTGCCGAATTTATAAGAAGAGAAGTTATAATTGCTGATAGGATTGTTGGTGATCCTCAAAAACTAGTTGGTCAAACAGTTACTAAGTCGAATGATTCTGGGACAAGTGCTTCTGTATCTGAAGTTGAGATATTAACTAGGAATGAGAAGATCTATTATAAGATCTCTTTATTTGTTGGATACTCTGACAGAGATTTAATTGAGGGAGTATTTACTATTCCTGGTAGGACAAAGGTAATGGAACCAGTTTCAGTTGGTTCTTCCATCGTTTCTGTAGATTCTACTGTTGGATTTGCTCAGACTGGTTATGTTTTATGTGGTATTAACTCAATTACATATTCATCAAAATCAGTTAACCAGTTCTTTGGTTGTACTAATATATCAGAAAACATTGGTATTGGTTCTGATCTTAGAGCAGATGAAACAATTTTTGGATATGAAGATGGCGATTTAACAAAGAGAGTTGATTTAAGAATAACTGGTGTTTTATCTGAATTTAAAACAGTATCAGATATCTCTTCTGTGGCTGAAGGTGAGAGGATTTTTGTTAAGAACGTTGGTGAAACTATACTTAATCCAAGTAGTGGTAAGACCTATAAAGAAGTATTTGCAAATTCTTGGATATACAATACTAGCAGTAGATATCAAATTTCCAATATTTCTGGTTCTACTATAGTATTAGGAAGTTCAATTGATAAATCTAGTTTAAAAGTTGGTGATAAAGCAGAAATTTTAAGTAGAAACTCTGAAAATGTTGAAGTTTCACTTGTTGAAATTACAAATATCGATGCTGCTGGTAATGCAGTAATAGTTTCTGGAATATCTGGATTTACTCCTGCAGTTGGTTTATATTATGATTTAAGAAGAAAACTGAATAAAGCATCTAGTCAAGGTATAGAAATAGCAGAAGGCAACTCAAATATTATATCTGATATATTAAATGTTTATACTGATGATGATATTGATGGATATGTTGCATCTAACTCTCTACCAAGTTATACATTACCTTCATCTGTTAAGAGAACTTTAATTTCTATATCAACAATAACTTCCATTGGTGGAAAATTTGAGCAACTAGGTGGTTTTAATGGTGGATATGATGAATTAACCAAGGATTATAATCAAATCTTTTCTGATAATAATGATGAAATTGAGTTAATTACTGGAGATGCTGTAGTTTATGAATCAACAAATCCATTAACTAACTTAGAATCAGGCACAACTTACTATGTTGAAATAGTTCAGAAGAAACCTGGTATAATTAGACTATATCGTTCCAGAGGAATGATAGGTAATATAGTAAATGCTATCAGATTTACTGCTGAAGGACTCGCAACAACTTCTACTCATACGTTTACAAAAGAAACTGAATACGCTAAGAATTTATCTGCTAATAAAATTCTTAAGAAATTCCCATTAAGTCAAGATCTATATGTTTCTGGTAAAAATGAAACACCAGTTAACAATATCGGTATGTTGATTGATGGTGTTCAAATAAGAACTCCTATATCAGAAGATTACATTTATTATGGTCCTGTTGATAGTGTAGATGTATACAATGCTGGTGAAGATTATGATGTAGTAAATCCACCAAGATTAATTATTGATAATAGTATTGGTGCAGGAGTAACTGCATTAATAGAACCTGTTATTAGTGGAACGGTTAAAGAAGTATTTGTAGATCCTCATGATTTTGATATAGACGAAGTAAAAGCAATTTCTTTAACTGGTGGTAATGGATCTGGTTGTATTTTAGAACCTGTTATTGGTCAAAGATACAGAGAAATGCTTTTTGATAGTAGAGATATTTTCTTCTCTGGTGGTCTATCAATCGAAGATGAAACAATTACATTTAAGAAGAAGCACTTCTTATCTAATGGTGAGGTTATTTACTATAATAGTAATGGTAATCCTTCTATTGGTATAGGTGGATATGGTGATACATCAAATACTGCTAGTGGAAGATTAGCAACTGGTGCTGGATATAATATTAGAGTAGTTAATTCACGTACAGTTCAGTTACATAAGACTTATGAGGATGCAATTGCAGGTATTAATACTATTGGTATTTCAACTGCAACTAACGCTGCAGGTATTCATAAGTTTAGAACAGTATCCAAGAAAACCTTACAATCAGTTAAAGTTATAAATTCTGGTTCTGATTATCAATATAGAAAATTACATATCAAACCAACAGACGTTTCTGTAGGATATGCAAAGATAAACTTTAAGGGTCATGGATTCTCTGATGGTGATCTTGTTGAATATACAACTTCAGGAACTGTTATTAGTGGATTAAACACATCCAATAATTATCATATACTTAAAGTTGATGATGATTCGTTCAGATTAGCAGATGCAGGTATCGGAACCCCATCTAGAGGCACTTATGAGAGGCGTGATTATGTTGGATTAGAATCTCAAGGTGAAGGATTCCAGACATTTAAGTTCCCAGATATTAAAGTAACTGCAGAAGTTTCTTTTGGATCTACTGTTACTGGATCATTTAATTTTACTCCAGTAGTTACAGGTAACATAGTTGATACTTATCTCTATGAAAAGGGTACTAAGTATGGGTCAACAATATTAAATCTATCCAAGAATCCAAAAATATCTCTTGAAAATGGAAAAGATGCTGTTATAAGTGGTTCTATAGTTGGTGGTAAGGTAGTTGATGTTCAAGTTTTAAATAGAGGATCTCAATACTACTCTTTACCAGAAGTTTCTATAGAAGCAGTTGGAATGACCACAACTGGAGTTACTGGTGCTGGAATTTATGGAACTGGTGCTATTCTCAAACCAACAATTAGTGAAGGAAGATTAACTGCTGTAGATGTAATTAATCCTGGTATTGGATATACTGATTCTTTAGTTACATTTAGCGTTAAGTCAAGAGGAAAGAATGCTAAGTTTGAACCAAGAGTTAGAAAACTAACAATAGACAATAATAAGAGACAAGGTAATTATAGTTTAAATTCTGAAGGTGGAAATACTTTAAATCTCGCTGTTCATGGATATTCATCAGAGATTAGAACATCATTTAACGATGATGGAACCAATCATTCACCAATTATCGGTTGGGCATATGACGGAAATCCAATTTACGGACCATATGGATATACTAAAACTGATGAATTGGGTCCTGCTGTTGGTATTATAAC